TGAATTACACGTTATTGTATCAATATTGGAGATAAATAGAGACTAATGCCATTTATAGAAACAAAAGCTAAAAAAGAAATAAGAGAGATAAACGGTAAACCAACTGTGGTTATTACACCAGAGTGTGAGATTACTTTAAAAAATTTAAAAACGGGTCAAGAATACATGTCAGATGCAGAAGCAGATGCAGATGTAGATAACCCTGGAACAGACACTAAAAGAGAAGATATTTCTAGAAGTGTAAAATTAACAGTAGAACACATACCTTTGGGGGGTGATTCAAAAATATAATTATGTCAATATTCGCAGCACCAAGTTTTTATAGTCAAGAAGATCAAGATATATACAATAGAGGTTTTAGTTTTATACCACAACTAGCATATCGTGGTGCTTTTAGTCCTCGTAGTTCAACAACCACAGCTCTTAGTCCTACTACTACAACAACTACTTTGCCACTACTACCAATACAACCTCAAGGTCGTGATGATGATCCCTCTGGTTTAGGTGGTTTGTTTGGTAATCTAGATTTAAGTAGATCAAAAGAATTTGTTAAAGATGTATTTAGTCTTGACGTGCCAACAGAAATGGCAGCACCTGGCGTACCTATGACAGGATCTTTTAAACCAGAAATAGTCACTGGATTTTACAATCCTAAATTAGGAAACTTTCAGACATTTGAAGGTAAAAATATAAATCACGGT